ACGACTACTTCTTGAGGAGTCGGGCCATCGACTCGGCACGCGACTCGGCAACGGAGCGAGTGGTCGGAGCGGTCGGCGCCTGACGAGGCGGTGCGTCGTAGGTCACCATGTTGTCGATGACAGGATAGACCGACAAGAGACGAACGTTCTGCTCACCACCACTCGCCTTTGCCACCTCAATGTCCTTGGCACGGTTAGCGATCTTGCTGTTGAGAAGCTCGGCCATTGAGAACGAGTCGAAGCAGAATAGAGCCAGAAGTTTGTTCTTGATGCTGACTCCGGCGTCGGTCATGATCTTGAAGATCGAGAACTTCGAGTAGGATGATTTGATAATCGTGATCAGCAGAATCACCCCGCCCATCAGGCCAAACCAGGCGCCCAGCTTCTCAAGGAAGGTCGCAAAGGCCGCGATCCCCAGTCCGAGCGTCTCGAGGGCATTGTCGTACTCCGGTCCGTGAGGACGATTGGCAGCCCCCGGCTGAGCGGCGTCGGTGATGACAGAGTTGATGGTTGTTCGACGACTCTGCGACTGAAGGGACGAGACAAATGCCTCGAACGACGCCTTTGTCATCAAGCCGGAGGGACGGTAGATTGCCGAGTAGTTGTGTCGTTGACGCGACGATGGCTCAAGCACGTACGGGCTGGCCACACCCTGCTTCGTGTGCGCATCGAACCAGTGAGAGCCGATCTGGTAGAGAGGACGAATTGGAGACATGCATGACATCTCGGGGGCCGACTCGACCAGATGGTGGGAGAACGGCTTCAGGAACATTGGCCTTCCCTCCGCCATGACGGCCATGTACTCATAGCAGATGTTGCCGGTTGTTCTGGATTGCACACTGATCGTATTGCACTCGAACAAGTACAACACCTCGCCGGCCCTCATGCCACTCGTGCCCTTCCCCATGAAGCTGTCATACTCTAGATGGCTGATGACGTCGGGCTCCTTGCGCAGGATTGAGAGCGTGTTCATGATCACTCGTCGCTCCACCTCGCACAGGTCATGCCCCAAACGCCGAACGATTTGATGTCGATCGGTGGCCGCCGTATAGTGGAGGTAGCTCATTTGGGCCGACATGTACATCGGGAGGTCCATCTTCCCCGCGAGCGGAAGGGGACGTGTCATGTCGGTCGTATAGAACAGCCTTTGTTCATTGGTTCGTCTCAAGGCGAGGTTGCACACGACACTGTTGTCTTTCAGTTCGAGCGCCCCCTGCTGCTCCCCACTGATGAGCACGATTGTCCTGTCCGACACGGTGTACTCCTCGATTTCGCCTCGATACACCTCAAGGAGCGTTCCCGAGTCGCACGTGAAGGTAGGTACCTCGCGGGTGACGTAGCAGCCGAGGGCCGCATCGCAGGGATGCTTCAACTCGAGTGTTACTCCTTGAGTCGTTAGGGTCCTCTCGGGGATTGAGATTGAGACCTCCTCCGTGGTTAGGAGGATAGCATACTCGTAGTGCTCAATACGGTCACCTTGGCAGTCGCCACTGTCGGAGTCAATGGTCCCTCCTTGAAGGAACGACCCATGATTCAGTCCGATCTTCAGGTCAACCTTGCTCTTCCCAAATGACCAGAATCGTGTGACGTGCATTGACGAGCAGGCAGACTCGGTGAGCCCCACATCGTGACGATGACGACCTTGAAGAAGGGACTGATGCGAGTGCATGCCACAGTGGGTAACCGTCAGAT